GCCTCTAAAGTTATTGACCTCCAAGCCCAGCTCGCGCAACTAGAACAGCAGCTTACCCAGGCGCGAGACGAGCGCAACGAGTTCTACAATGCTACGGTGACGCTAAAAGGGCGGCTCGCACATGTGGAGCAGGAGCGGGACGAATTAGAAGCTTATATTGAGATTCATCGAGACGATTCGCCAACTTACCGTGATATTGCAAAGATAGGTATGGAGGCAAGGGACGTGCAAATCGCTGAGCTAGTTAAACTCCTCGCCACGGCGCAGGCGAGGATCAAGGAATTGGAGGGGCGATGAGCAAACCTTGTCCTCTCACGGGGTGTGAGGCCTCAATGCAGTCCTGGGCGCTCATGTGTTCGACGCACTGGGCCCTCGTGCCGCGGCCCCTGCAGGAGGCGGTCAATCATTTCGCGCGGCACGGTCGAGGGGGGCCGTCCCATCGTGCGGCCTGTCGCAAGGCGATCGAGTCGGTCCGGGCGGTGCTTGCAATGCGGGAGACAGGAAAGCCGACTCATGTGAGGCTGCCCTATGGGGATCGCTAACACACGGACCTGTCCTCGTTGTGGCACGGGGTTGTGCCTCGACGAAACAGTGCGTGCAGAGGGGGCCACGGTACCCTACACCCGGTGTGTGAATTGCGGGCAGTATCGGTATGGGCGAGTGCTGCACCGCGACTCGCCGGTCATCCATCCGGCACGCTGGCGGCATCTCTGGCCGTTGGTCGAGCCGCAAGAGACCAGGCGGGCTGTGGATGATCTGTTCTCTTGAAGCGTGCCAGGGAGTCTACTAACTGATGCCCAAATCCATGGTGCGCCCGCCTGCGTTTCAGTTCTATGTCAAGGACTGGCTCACGAGTCGTAAGATTGCCCGGATGACCCTCTCCCAGGTGGGGGCCTACAGTCTCCTCCTCGCTCATTGTTGGGACTCCGACGATTGCAGTCTCCCGGATGATGAGGCGGCGTTGGCGACGCTCTCGCGCATGGGGAAGCTCTGGTTCACCGCGGCCTCAAAACCGTTAAAAGAGTGTTTCGTTTCTCATCCAAAAACGAAGGGCGCGTTGACCAATAAAAGACTGTACTCGGAATGGAGGGCCCTGTGGATATTCAGAAATGAGAGACGGAAAGCGGGAAAAGCTGGCGGGGTCAAAAGCGGAATTGCGCGAAAACACAAAGGAATCGAAGCAAACGTGAAGCAAACACCAAGCAACGAGGAAGCTCAGCTTCACTCGAAGCACAGCTTGGGTTTTGCTTCAAGCAAACGCGAAGCAAAACGAAGCTCTTCATCTTCATCTTCATCTTCATCTTCATCTTCAATTAAGAGAACCCCTCTTAGTTCTCCCCTTTCGGAAGGGAGCGAATCCGGAACGCGGAAAGGCCTGACCAGGCTCTCGGAAGGGCTCAAGACGCTCTTCAAAGACAAGCTGCTCAATCCGGATGATGGGGACACTCTCGACGCGCTGAAGGAGCTGCCCACATGACCGAGTCAAAGAGGACATCATGAAATTAGTCCCAGCAGCAGAGTTCAATCAGCCGGTGCCCTATCTCATCCGACTGCCGTATCCGGCCATCCGAGTGAAAGCCTGTGTGACGGTGATCGTCCTGGACAACAATCAGGTAGAATGCTACGGTGACGTGGCGGATGAGTCAGTCGGGACAGGGATTCTTCAAGCGGGCCTCGAACGGCTCGCCCAGTATCATGCGCAGCAGAAGTCGGCGATTCTCGGATTGGATGGACAGCCGTTGCCTTCACCCAATACGTCAGAGGGGGAGGCGTGACGCGGTGAGCCGACAGGAGGCCCACCGTAGGCTCCTGGGCGCACGCCGTTGACGTGAGTGAGGCGATCGAGCGCGAAGACGAGAAACTCTACTGGGTGGGGCGGAGGGTTCAACCTGGAGCCAATGTGGAAGGTGTAGGGGTGATGTCATACCTGACCGCGAAACAAGAACGCTTCTGTCAGGAGCTCGTGCAAGGCAAGAGCCAGAGCGATGCCTACCGGGCGGCGTTCAGACCGAAAACCATGCAACGCAAAACGATTCATGAGAAAGCATCGAAGCTCGCCGCGCTGGACAAGGTCAAGGCAAGGGTGGCGGCCCTCATGGCGCCCGCGATCCAACGCCTCCAGACCTCGCAAGAGGAATGGCTAGAACGCGCGGAACGGTTTGGCCGTGCCGATGTGCGCAAGATGTTTGATCAATTCGGTAATCCATTGGAGATTAAAGATCTCGGGCCCAACGAGGCGGCGATGGTGGCGGGATTTGAATTCGTAGAGCAGTATGAGACGGTGGAGGATCACGAATCGGGGACAAAGAAAGCGGTCGCGGTGGGCGTGACGAAGAAGATTAAGATCGGCCTGCCGTTCCTCGAAGGACATAAGTATCTCGGGAAGGTCTTGGGCTACTATGCGGAGAAACATGAATTCACCGGCTCGTTGACACTGGAACAGTTGGTCGGGGTGCTGGTGGTCGACGAGACAAAATCAGAACCCATATTGATCCATGACTGAGCAGATTCCTGAGACGGTCGCGGCAGAGTTGCGCCACTGGAAGGCCGATGTGGGCTACTTTGCGCGCAAGCAACTGCACTTTGACCCTGATCCGCAGCAGCAACAACTCTTCGACTTTTGGAACAATCCGGCCAATACGCGCATCGGCATGCAGGCCTGCAAAGGGCCGGGGAAAACAGCCGGATTAGCCGTATGTGCCTGGCATTTTCTTGCGACACGCCTGCATCCGAAAGTGGCGGCTGTCTCGATCAGTGCCGATAATCTCGCGGACAATCTCTGGCCGGAGATGGCGAAGTGGCAGCAGCAGTCGCCGTTTCTCAAGGCCAAGTTTCGCTGGACGAAGACGCGCATCTTTGCGATCGATCATCCCGAGACCTGGTGGATGTCCGCCCGCTCCTGGTCCCGGTCGGCGGACTCGCAGCAGCAATCGCTGACCTTGGCCGGCTTGCACGCGCATAACACGCTTGCGGTGCTGGATGAATCCGGGGGCCAGCCCGATGCGATCATGGCGACGGCGGAGGGCACGCTCTCGACGATCGGCGGCGAACATCGAATCCTCCAAGCCGGCAATCCGACCCACCTCGAAGGGCCACTCTATCGCGCCGCCACGAATGAACGACATCTCTGGAAATTCATCGTCATCACGGGCGATCCGGACGACCCCAAGCGCAGTCCGCGGGTGTCGGCCCAGTGGGCGCGAGAGCATATCGACAAATACGGCCGGGACAATCCATGGGTCTTGGTCAACGTGTTTGGCCAGTTCCCGCCCGGGTCCATCAACACGCTGCTCGGCCCCGATCAAGTGCACGCGGCGATGCAGCGGCATCTGCACGGGACGGTCTATTCGCACGAGGCCAAGATCCTGGGGCTCGATCCGGGACGCTTCGGAGGCGCGCGCACGGTCATCTTCCCCCGGCAGGGGCTCGCAGCCTTCAAACCCGAGGTGTTGCGGCCAGATCGGCATGTGAAGAATTGGACGGGAGACGTGGTGGCCCGGTTGGCCCAAGCCTTTGCACGCTGGCACGCCGATATCTGTTTTGTGGACGACACCGGCGGCTGGGGCGCGGGGATCATTGATGCGGCGGTGGCCGGGGGGTTGAATGTGCTGGGCGTGTCGTTTGGGGGCAAGGCCCTCGATCGACGCTACAAGAATCGCCGAGCCGAGATGCACTTCCTTGCAGCGGAGTGGGTGAAGAAAGGCGGGGCGTTGCCGTATCTGCCGGAGCTGCAGCGTGAGGCCACGGCCACGACGTATACGTTTCACAACGGGGTGTTTCAACTCGAAGAGAAAGACCAGGTGGCGGAGAAGCTCAACGGCGAATCGCCGGATCTGTGGGATGCGTTGTGTTTGACGTTTGCGCAGCCAGTGGCTCCACGGACAGGCATCGACTGGATTGATCGCAAGACCTTGCACGCGAAGACCGAGCCCGATGAAGACACGCTGTATAGGCCGGCGCGGGCGCTCATGGAGGAGGAATAATGGACGCGCGGATCACGCTCCAACGTCAATACGCACCGGATCTCTGGACTGAGATCCTCCCGTTGCTTCATGAACACAAAGAGGAAATTGCCCACTATCCCGATATCGAATTGGCCCCGGACGTCGAGGCGTATAACCATGCCGAAGGCGCGGGGGTATTGCGCTGCTACACCGCGCGGGTCAACGGCGCACTCATGGGCTACGCAGTCTTTTTCGTCAAACGCAACATGCATTACCGGCACAGCCTCCAGGCGGTACAAGACGTACTGTTCGTGACCAAATCCCATCGGCATGGGCGAGTGGGACTGCAGTTGATTCGCTATAGCGAGGAACAACTCCGTGCGGAAGGCGTGCAGGTGGTATATCAACACCTGAAACTCGCCATTCCGCAGACCATCGCCCTATTTCACAAACTGGGCTACGAGGATATTGATCTGATCGTGGGAAAGAGGTTGGATCGTGTTGCTAGTCCCTCCACTCCCGAATAAACCGTTCTTCTTTGTGCGGGAAATCCCGCAGTATTTTCCCTATGGGATATCACTCAAGACCGTGTATCGCTGGATTGAAGCTGGTGAACTCGACGTAGTCGGACCCAAGTTCAAACAGCGTGTCACCCGCGAGTCCCTCCTCAAAAAGATTTGTCAGTTTTGACATCCCCTCACTGCGGTTCATGCTATCTCCCTCCACTCATGGGCGGGGCTGCCAACATTCTCGAATGGATTGTGCCTCCCGTGGCGATCGCGCATGAAACGATCGCCGCTGCTGGGCGTGCAGCCGGCGCCTCGAAAGACTTTCTCGCCGCACCGGGTTCCCGCAATGCCCGCAGCCTCTCCACGGTCGCGGCCCCGCTCCTCCCCCCTGGTATGACTGATGCCGAGCGGGAAAAAGACGCCCGCCTCGCCGCCGCCAAACGGAAAAAGGACTATCAAGATCTGGGCCGCAGCTCGACGATCCTTACCGGACCGCTGGGCCTCGGGAGTTCGGGGCCAGGTGAACAAAAGACCTTGCTGGGATACTGATGCTGAACGAAACCACACGCCAGCGTCTGAACAAATTGGCCGCGCAATTGAAAAACGAGCGCACGTCGTATGAGGCCCACTGGCGTGAGTTGGGCGAGCATTTCGCGCCACGGCGCACACGCTTCTTCGCGGAGGATAAGAATCGCGGCGACAAACGCCACGGCAAGATCATCAACGAATCGGGCATGCTCGCGGCGCGCACGCTCCGCTCCGGCATGTTCGCGGGAATTACGTCCCCGGCGCGGCCCTGGCGGAAGCTCACGACCCCGGATCCGGATCTCGCCGAATATGGGCGCGTCAAAGTGTGGCTGGAGCATGTGAACAAGAACATGCGTACGCTCGATGTCCGGAGCAATCTGTACAACGCGCTGCCAACAGTCTTTGGGGACATGGGCGTCTTTGCGACGGCCGCGATGGGCGTGTTCGAGGACGAGGAGGATGGGCTGCGCTGCTTCAATTTCCCGATCGGCTCCTACTGGCTCGCCTGCAATCACCGCAATGTCGTGGACACGTTTATGCGGGAGTTTCGTCTCACCGTGCGGCAGCTCGTGATGCAGTTCGGCGACGTGACCGCCGGGCCTGCGACACGCTGGGCGAACTTCAGTCAGACGGTCAAACAGGCGTGGAATCAAGGGAATTATGAAACCCCCATCAACGTGACGCATATCCTGTATCCCAACATGGCCTACGATCCGCGCAAACTCGATGCCCAATACAAACGTGTCGCCTCGTGCTATTTCGAATCGGGAGGCAGTGTAAGTGGATCGGCGCAATACGGGTTTACGGCCGGCGCAGGCGAGGGGTTCCTACGTGAATCGGGGATGGACAGATTTGTGATTCTGGCGCCGCGCTGGGAAGTCACGGGGGAGGATGTCTATGGCACGAGCTGTCCCGGAATGGACGCGCTGGGCACCACGAAAGAAATCCAACTACTGGAGAAGCGCAAGAGCCGGGCCATCGAGAAACAATTGAACCCGGCGCTGAAGGGCCCGCCCTCGTTGCGCAATCAAAAAGTCTCCTTGATCGCCGGGGATATTACGTTGGTCGATGAGCGTGACGGGAAGAACGGGCTCTCGCCGATTCACGAAACCAATCTCTCCGTGGCTGATGTCACCGCCGATATTCAACTCAAAGAGCAGCGGGTGTCGCGGGCGTTCTATGAGGATTTGTTCCTCATGCTGGCCCAAATGGAAGGCATTCAACCGCGGAACGAAGCGGAGATCGCGGAGCGGCATGAAGAGAAGCTGTTGGCCTTGGGGCCGGTGCTCGAGGGCACGAACGATGAACTTCTGGACCCGCTCACCGATCTCGAATTTGATCGCATGCGACAGATCGGCATGGTGCCTGAGCCGCCCGAAGAATTAGCGGGAATGGAGCTGCGGGTCGATTATGAATCGATTATGGCGAAGGCGCAGAAGTTGGTAGGGGTGGCGGGGACGGAGCGGTTCTTTGGCTTTGTGGGGGGCTTGGCGGCGGCGTTCCCCTCGGCGTTGGAGAAGATCAACGCCGATGAAGCGGTCGATGAGTATGCCGACATGATGGGCGTCTCTTCGAAGATCATCTACACCGAGGAGCAAGTCGCGGCGAGCCGGCAACAGAAGGCCGAGGCCCAACGCAAAGAGAAACTGCTCGGGGCGGTGCCGGTGCTGGCGGATGCCGCGAAGAACCTCGCGGCCAGTGACATGAGCACGGACAATGCGTTGACGAGAGTCTTGGCAGGCGCGTGATGCAGGAACGATCCCTGGTTGGCAATGCAGCCGACCCGAAACAGATTAAACGTGCCAGGCAGTTGCAGCGGCACCGGCAGGCACGTGAACGGGCGGATCTGCAATCGGTCGCCAGCAGCGTGCAAGGGCGGCGGTTTCTCTGGAAACTCTTGTGTGAATCCGCGGTGTTTCAGCAATCATTCGTTCCAGGGCAGTCCGATCTCTCGGCCTTCAACGAAGGACGCCGGCGCATCGGGTTAGGCCTCATGTTGGATCTGGCCGAGATCGATGTCACGCTCTACCACCGCATGGCCCACGAAGCGCAGGCCTTGGACGAATCAGATCTTCAAGGGACGAGAGACCTCTCCGATCAGAAAGCTACTGTGCCTTCACCTGACACCGAGGAGACCGACGATGCCACCGACTGAGACCCCTCCCATGACATCTCCAGCAAGTCCCGCGGCTGCGCCTGTGGTGCCCCCAGTCCCAGCTGTCTCCCCGTCTGCCACCGATCAGGCGGCAGCCAACGCCGCAGCACTCGCTGCGGCTTCCGCTCCACCGCCGGCTGCGCCGTCCCCTCCCCCTGCGGCCCCACCGGCTCCTGTGGAGTATACGCTTGCGCTGCCCACTGGCGCGGTGCTTGAGGCGAGTGCCATTGAGCGGACTACGGCTTTTGCGAAAGCCACGGGTCTGTCTCCTGCTGCGGCACAACATGCCTTGAATCATGCGAACGCGGAAGTGGCGGCGGATCGTGCACAGCAGAAAGCGGCGCAGGCCGAGGCCTTCAAAACCATGGCCACCAAGACCTGGGTGGAGGAGATACGAGCCGATGCTACCTTTGGCGGCGAGAAATATCTGACGACCGTCGAAGAAGTGAAACGAGCCGCCGATCGGTTTCTCACCGATGCGGATCGGGTCGTGCTCAACCAAACGGGGTGGGGGAATCATCCGCTCCTGGTGAAGATGTTTGCGAGGATCGGTCAAGCGATGAAGAACGATACGTTCGTGCAAGGCGGCGCAAGTGGAGGTGGCGTGAAGCCGGATGCGGCGACCTTGCTGTATGGCGATACGAAAAAACCAGTGTAACGGGAAAGGAAGCACATCATGGCGACATTGAGCACCACAGTATTGACCCTCACGGACTGGGCCAAGCGGATCGACCCGGATGGGAAGATCTCGGCCGTGGCCGAGTTGTTGAATCAGACGAACGATATCCTCACGGACATGCTGTTCGTCCAAGGGAATCTTGAAACGGGCGAGCGGGTCACCGTGCGGACGGGACTCCCCGTCGCCGCCTGGCGATTGCTCAATCAAGGGATTGCGCCGAGCAAGTCCAGCACCGCGCAGATTACGGAGCAATGCGGCATGCTGGAAGCCCGCGGGCAAGTCGATAAGGACATTGCCGAGCTGGCCTCGGATCTGGCGGGGTTCCGGCTCTCAGAGGCCACCCCGCATATGGAGTCCATGAACATCGAAATGGCCCAAACCGTCTTCTACGGAAATAGTGGGTTGGCGCCGGAAGAGTTTACGGGACTGGCACCGCGCTACAGCGCCCTTTCGGGGGCGGGGAATTCTTCGAACGTGCTCAATGCCGGCGGGACAGGGTCCGACAACTCCAGTATCTGGCTGCTCGTCTGGGGACCGCAGACGGTCTACGGGATCTTCCCGAAAAACTCGAAGGCGGGATTGATCCACGAAGACCTGGGATTGGAGGATGCCTTCGATGCCTCGGGCAATCGGTTCCGGGCGTACCTCGATTGGTGGCAGTGGAAGAACGGGATTGCCGTCAAGGATTGGCGCTACGCCGTCCGGATCTGCAACATCGATATCAGTAATCTGGTGGCACAATCCGCCGCGGCGGACTTGATTGAACTCATGATCAAGGCTATTCACCGGATTCCGTTCATGAGCATGGGGCGGCCCGTGTTTTACATGAACCGCACCTGTTTCCAAATGCTGGACATTGCCCGACGGGCCGATGTGATCGCCGGGGGAGGGCTCACCTACGATAAAGTCGATGGCATCGCCACCCCGAGCTTCCGCGGCATTCCGATCCGCAAGTGCGATGCGCTGATTGAGACGGAAGCCGCGGTCACCTAATCGGGAGAGGACGAGCTCGGGAGACACACTGCATAGTTCACGCTGAACGAAAGGACATTGATCATGATACTGGATCTACAAGAACTCCTCTCCGATGCGCAGGCCTTCACAGGGGCGGCCACGGTGAGTACGAACGTCAAGGATTTGGGGGCCGTCACGCCGAAGCGGCAGCTGGGCGATGGCGAGCCGGTGGGCGTGGGTGTCTCCGTCGATGTGGCGGCGGGCGCGGGATCGACCCATACCATGGAGATCATTCAATCGGCCACGTCGAACATGGCCACCCCCGACATCATTGCGAGCGTCACGATCCTCGCGGCGGTGTTGGTCGCGGGGTATAAATTCTTTCTCACGATCAATCCTGGGTTTCCCACGAAAGAGTTTATCGCGTTTCGCAACACGGCCACGGGCGGCACCACGACCGTGACGCTCACCGCCTGGCTCACCGCAAGTCGGCTGTGGGAGAGCGGACAGGTCTACGCAAAGAACTACGCGATCAGCTAATAGGGGCTGGTCACGAGTGACACGGCGGCAGGGCTGGACTACGGTCTGGCCCTGCGCTTCATTCACCCAAGGAGCACACGATGCCACTCCTCTCAACCAAATTCAGAAAGATTGGGCGCTTTTCACGACTCACCGGCGCAGTCATTCCGGCGACGGTGGGCGGCTCCAAGCGGTTTCTCACCTGGCCCTCGCTCACCGCCCTCACGGCGGGGACGAACGTCACACCGGTCGCGGGTACGCGCTATACCTGTACGATCTTCGTTCCGCATTCGTTGATCATGACCGGCATCGGCTACCTGATCGGGACGGTCGGCGGGACCGACAAAGCCATCGCCGAACTGCACGATGCCGACGGCAAACTGTTGGCCAATTCGGATCTGGCGGGCGTGACCGTCGGGACGGCGGCGACGTTTCAAGAACTGCCGTTCACCGCGCCCGTCGAAATTGCGGGGCCCTGCTGGTATCACCTGTCCATTACGATGAACGGGACCACGGCGCGGTTGCGCACGATCGCGACGGCGATCGGCACGTCCCAAACGGCGAACACCAAATCGGCAACGGGGACCTTTGGCACGGTGGGGGATCTCACGGTCCCCACCACGTTCACGGCCGATGTCGGGCCCATCGCGTACACGTACTAAGTACATCTCGGGCGGGAGAAGGCTCCCGCCCATTTATCGAAGGAGGATGTTGTGGCGACAATTCTAGTGGAGGCGACGGAGTTAGGATTCGATGGGATGCAGCGTCGACGGACTGGCCAGCGGTTTGAAATTCAGGACACCCAGTTCAGCCGGCGCTGGATGAAACGTGTGAAAGTGCGCGCGCAGGAGGACGAGGACGAGGACATTCCACGGCCCACAAAAGGCAAAAGCAAACCGGGTCGTGTGAGCGACGAATCGAAGATCTAAGGAGGGCGCAGATCATGCGAACTCGAGCGACAGTGTGGAGCGTGGTGTGTCTTGCGATGGTGCTCCTGGCCGGGTTGACCTGGGCCGCGGGCACGGGGCGTCCAGGCGCGGAACTCACCCCGTTGGTGACGGGGGTCACCACCAACACCACTTCGCCGGCCAAAGCGATTCCCTTTGGCTATAAATCGATCTATGGGCAAGTGGTCGGGACGGGAGCGGTCACCCAAACCCAGGCGATCTATGGGGACATTGATGATGATGCGGCAAACGGCATTCTCCTATGCACGATCACCCTCTCCGGGACGACGCGCACACAAGATGCCTGTCCCCCCTTCACGGCCAATTTCATTTATTACTATGTGATCACCACCAATACCACGGGCACGGGCGCCACAGGAGCGGTCTATGCAGGCTATTAAACGATTCCTCATCGGGCTGGGTCTGATTCTGTGCTGGGCGAGTGCGGCGTGGGCGGACGGCGTGCTGACCCCCGCGGCGGGGCTAACCACGGGCACGCTGACGAATGTCACGGTCTTTCCCGTTTCTCCGAATTTGGGCGATGTCGTCATTGTCACCGACGATTCCGTGGTGGGGGCCTGTGATTCTGCAGCGGGCGTCGCGACCACGATCTGTCGGTGGAACGGCTCGGCCTGGATCAAACTTGGGGACGGGACGGCGGCCGGAGGGGCACTGTCAAGCACGGATATTGATACCTCCGCCGAGATCAAAGCCATTGTGACGGATGAGACGGGTTCTGGGGCCTTAGTCTTTGGCACCTCTCCCACATTGGTGACGCCCCTTCTTGGCACGCCGACGAGTGGAGTGGCCACAAATCTCACGGGCTTACCTTTGACCACCGGCGTCACAGGGACCCTGCCCGTCGCCAACGGGGGCACCGGCATCACTTCGTTTGGAACTGGCATGGCGACTTGGCTTGGGACGCCGTCCAGTGCCAATTTGATTTCGGCCATTACCGACGAAACAGGAACGGGCGCAGCGGTCTTTGCGAATACACCGACGCTCGTCACGCCAATTCTCGGCACCCCGACGAGTGCGACCTTAACAAACGCGACAGGGCTCCCGATCTCGACCGGCGTGAGCGGCCTTGGAACGAATGTCGCAACATTTCTTGGCACCCCTTCTAGTGCGAACCTGGCCGCAGCGATCACGAACGAAACCGGCTCCGGCGCTGCCGTCTTTGGTACCGCGCCGATATTGGATTCTGCGGTTCTGACGACGAAGTTCAATCCCCCCAGTGTGACCGCCTTCCCTGGCTCCCCCTCAACGGGCGATACGGTGATTGTGACCGATGATTCCGCGATCGGGGCGTGCGACTCCGCAGCGGGATCGGCGGTCACGATTTGTCGGTGGAGTGGATCAGCCTGGGTGAAACTTGGTGACGGCGGGGCCGCTGGATCTGCAGCTGGCGGCGCGAACGCCGTGCAAGGGTCCAACGGGTCCGGGGCCTTTACGGACACGGGCTGTACCGGCACCGGCAATATCATCACCTGCTCCGGTGGCTTTGTGTCCAGTGGTGCTGGCGCCGGTTTGCTTGTTTTGAAAGAGGGCACGGTCGTTTCGGCTGGAGCGAATGCCAGCGAGCATAACATCGGGATTGATTCCACGGACTCCCTGCTCAAGAGCCGGGAGAATGGCGGCTCTCTCGTCACGTATTTTTCTGATGCGAATAAGCCTGTTCTTGGGACCGGCACAACTGGCACATTGGGCGTAGCCAACGGCGGCACCGGGATCACCTCTGGCACCTCTGGCGGCATCCCCTACTATTCCGGTTCCACCACGATTGCGTCCTCCGCAGCTTTAACGGCCAATCTTCCCGTGTTTGGTGGCGGGGCAGGATCTGCGCCGATTGTTGGGACTCGCTCAGGCAATACCACGCAAGTTGTCACCACCACCGGCTCACAAACATCCGGGCGCTGTGTCGAGATCGATGCCTCTGGGAACCATATTCAATCTGCTGCTGGGTGTGGATCAGGTACAGGCGGGACAGCCGGTTCTCCCCTGTTCGTGCAGACCGCCACTGCCACAGCAATTACCAGCACCACGGAGACCACGCTGATCGGCACAGGCGTCGGGTCCAAGACGATCCCGGTGAACTGGTTTACCGCTAACGGCACCGTGATGGATGTGCGCACGAGTGGCAAGTACTCCACAGGCGCAGTGCCAGGCACCTTGCAACTCAAGTTGAAATTTGGGTCCACCGTCGTTGCGCAGACGGTTGCGTTCACCCCACTTGTCTCTGTGACTGATGGCGTCTACTCAGCCTGGATTCGCTTGGTGGCGCGTACTGTGGGGGCCAGCGGGACGATCCTTGTGACGGATGGACTCTTCACGACAGGCTCGACGCTCACGCCCGGAGAAATCATCTTCGCCAACCCCACCCTTGGCACGGCCGTCACCATCGATACCACGGCCACCCAGGCTGTGGATCTCACCGCGACATGGGGGACCGGGGCCACCAACTCGATCACGGGTATGACGTTCGAAATGGTGGGGCCTGGGTCAGCGGTCTCCAGTGTCTTTGGGCAGACAGGGGCCGTGCCGGATCTTTCTGGAGATGTCACCACGTCCGGGTCCTCAGTGACCACGATTGCCGCGAATGCCGTCGCGCTGGCCACAGATACGACTGGCAACTATGTGGCCGCGATCACGGGTGGGTCAGGAATTACGTCGTCCGGTGGCGGGTCGGAGAACGCCACAGTCACGGTGACGACCGACTCTACGGAACAGGGATTCCTTGCGTCAGGTGCCCTGACCTGTGGGGCCAGCACCAACGGCAAGATGCAGGTCCATACGACCCCACTTCAGTACTGTGACAATGCGGGGACGCCCGCCTTGCAGTATGCGGCCTATGGCGATTCCTCGGGGAATGCCCTCACTGGCGATACGGCCACCGGCTTCTTTAGCGCAGGGGCCATTGAGGTGGCGCGAGGCGGCACGGGTCTAAGTTCTGGTACGTCTGGTGGCGTGCTTGGCTATACCGCATCTGGCACGCTCGCATCCTCTGGCGCATTGACGGCCAATTCCCCCGTGCTTGGGGGTGGGTCAGGAGGGTTACCGAGCACCGTGGCCGGCATTACGTCTGACGGAACATCCAAGATCACGCTTGGTGTGGCTGGTACGTCGGTCGGCTCGGTGGATTTCAAGAACGCGACCTCCGGCACGATCACACTCGCGCCGGTCACTGGTGCATTGGGCACGGTGACCCTTTCCATGCCTGCTGCCACGGATACGATCGTCGGCAAAGCCACGACGGATACCCTCACGAACAAGACGCTCAACTGTGAGAGTACGGGGAATGCCTGTGGCGTTCCTCAAGTACGGTGGTATCCCGCAGCGGGATGTAATAACGCCACAGCAGGGCCAGTCTGGGATCTCCCCACGACGACACCAGCGGTTGCGGCCTGTGTCACTGGCACGAATATCCAGAAAGGTGTTCTGGATTATGCCGATACCACCGGTGGATTCAGTGCCCAGATGACGGATGCACTCCCTGTGGATTTCACCACCACAGGTGGATTCGATGTGAATCTGTATTGGACCACCACGGCTACAGCGAACAATGCGAAGTGGACCATTCAGCTGGTCTGTACAGATGTGGCGAATACGGCGACAGATGACCCGGCGTTTCCGACGAGCGGGAATGGATTCGTGACCATCACGACTGCCGCACCAGGCACGTCACCAAGAGTCCAGACAAGCTCGGCGTTAGCCAACACGGTGCCGTCGAGTTGTGTCACATCGACGAAGGCCTTGGCGCACTGGCGAGTGTTTCGAGATGGCAATGATGCTGCGGACACGATAGCAGCCACGGCCAGGTTTATTGGGCTTGAAGTGACCTATCGGAGAGTCATGTAATGAAGCGCCTCGCCTTACTGTTCAGTCTCCTCCTTGCGCTCCTGCTGCCGGTGCAGAGTTGGGCGGCGGTAGCCTATATCTCGGATGCAGATGCAACACCAGCAACCAGCACTACGGCGGTGTTTTCTAGCTTCGCTGTTTCTGGCACGAACCCCGTAATTATCGTCCCCACAGGGATTGCCGCCAATTCATCTGAAACAATCTCTTCGGTTGTCGTGAGTGCCGGATTGACAGCTGGAACCCCGGTGGAGGTCAAGACGCAGAGGAATGGATCGAATTTCAATTCGATTTGGTGTATCCCAGCACCCTCAGGGACCGGAACCATCACGGTCACCTATAGTGGCAGTGTGGCCCACCAGGCCAATGCAATCCTCATGCAGGGGGCCGACCAGACAACACCATGCCCAACGGGGGACGCGGTCGCTACAACCGGAGCC